GCTTCATGCGTGGCAGGAGCGGATGGAGTTCCCGGAGTTAAAGAAGAGGATGCTCCAGGAGTATCACGACTGGGAGCCAGACACGCTGATAGTGGAAAAGAAGTCGGCCGGAGCTCAGATTATTCAGGAGTTTAGGTCTATGGGGATACCGGTTATGGACTTCACCCCATCCAAAGGAAACGACAAGATCTCCCGGGCCAACGCGGTGGCTGACATATTTGCTTCTGGTTTGGTCTGGGCTCCCAAGGATAGGCGGTGGGCGCAGGAGGTTATTACCCAGTGCTCAGAGTTCCCAGTAGGGGCAAACGACGACTTAGTAGACTCAACCACCCAGGCCATGCTGCGGTTCAGAAAAGGCGGGTTCCTAACCCTACCAAACGACTGGGAAGACGAGCTGCCCGGGTTTAAATCAAGGAGACAGCATGGCTATTTCTGAGGCGAAGCGGGCGTATCTAAAAACATACTACACAACCAACAAAGAGAAGGTGCTTGCGCAGAGAAAAGAATATCAACAAACCAACAAAGAAGCGATACGCGCACACAAAAAAAAGTACTACCAAAATAATAAGGAGAGGCTAGTTGCAATAGGGAGAGAGTACTATGCAGCCAACAGAGAGGAGAGGTGTGCACAGAAGGCAGTCTACCGCGAGGCCAACAGAGAGAAGCTAAATGCGTACGGCAGAGAGTACCAACAGGATAATCCCGGAAAGATAAATGCTTATACAGCAAAACGAAAAGCAGCCAAAATACAGCGTACACCCCGTTGGTTGACTAATGACGATTATAATGCTATAAGGACGCTATACGAGACCGCAGCGGCATTGACAAAATCTACAGGGATTAAACACCATGTGGATCATATTATCCCATTGCAAGGCAGGACTGTATCTGGGTTTCACTGCCCAACCAACTTACAAATACTCACGCAATCTGAGAATTGTAGTAAAAACAACAAATTCACCGGGGAACACTAATGGCAAATATTGATAAAGGTTTATACGCGGCACCGCAAGGGATAGAGTCGCTGGCCGAAGACCCCGAGATGATGGATATTGAGGTTGTCCTTGATGACGGTGAAGATGCTCCCGAAGAAGTTATGGATGACGTTGAGGACGACTTTAGCGAAAACCTAGCAGAGACTATGGATGAGCAGTTGATGCAATCAATAGCCAGCGAACTGATCGAAGAATACAAGGAGGACGACTCAGCACGCAAGGATTGGCTGGACACATATGTGGACGGGCTCGAGCTCTTAGGTATGAAGCTTGAGGATAGGACAGAACCTTGGCCCGGGGCATGTAACGTATTCCACCCCCTACTAACAGAGACGCTTGTGAAGTTCCAAGCAGACACAATCATGGAGACCTTCCCAGCTGCAGGTCCCGTCAAAACACAAATCATCGGCAAGCAGACCAAAGAAAAAGACGATGCCGCCGAGCGCGTCCGCGAGGACATGAATTACCAGTTAACCGAGAAGATGCCTGAGTATAGGCCCGAACATGAACGGATGCTGTGGGGACTAGGCTTGTGTGGTAATGCATTCAAGAAGGTGTATTACGACCCAAGCTTGGAAAGACAAGTATCTATATTCGTACCTGCTGAGGATATCGTTGTGCCTTATGGTGCCTCTAGTCTGGCGACTGCCCCGCGTGTAACCCACGTGATGAGGAAGACTGAGAATGAGATGCGGAAACTACAAGTAGCGGGCTTTTATTTAGACGTTGACTTGGGAGAACCCTCGAATGTTGTTGAGCAGGTCGAGAAGAAGATTGCCGAAAAGATGGGGTTCAGCGCCTCTATGGATGATCGTTTCAAGGTACTGGAGATCCACACGGACTTAGACCTCGAGGGGTATGAAGATGAGGACGAAGCCGGAAACCCAACGGGTATAGCCTTGCCTTACGTTGTTACCCTAGAAGCAGAGAGCGGTACAGTATTAGCCATACGCAGGAACTGGGACCCAGAAGACAAGACCAAGCAGAAGCGCAACCACTTCGTGCACTACGGGTATATCCCAGGGTTTGGGTTCTATTGCTTCGGGCTTATCCATCTTATAGGTGCAGCAACTAAGAGCGGTACAGTATTGCTGAGGCAGTTGGTGGATGCGGGTACTTTATCTAATCTTCCGGGTGGTTACAAGACACGAGGGCTCAGAGTCAAGGGAGACGATACACCAATATCCCCAGGCGAGTTCCGTGATGTGGATGTGCCCAGTGGTTCTATTAGAGACAACATCCTGCCCTTACCATATAAAGAGCCAAGTCAAGTACTACAATCCCTGATGACCACAATCATTGAGGAAGGCCGAAGGCTTGGTGGTGCTGCTGATTTACAGGTGGCAGACATGTCTGCTAACTCTCCGGTGGGTACTACACTTGCAATTCTTGAAAGAACGCTGAAGGTTATGGGTGCTGTACAGGCTCGGATACATTACGCGATGAAGCAGGAATTTAAGCTCTTATCAGCGATTATACGGGATTACACGCCCACAGAGTACTCATACGAGCCAGAAGAAGGCGGCCGCAAGGCCAAACAAGGTGACTATGATATGGTGGAGGTTATCCCTGTTTCAGACCCTAATGCAGCCACAATGAGTCAGAAGGTTGTGCAATACCAAGCAGTTATGCAGATGGCCCAAGCAGCCCCACAGATATATGACCTGCCGGAGCTAAATAAGCAGATGTTGGAGGTGTTAGGCATTAAGAACATAGGTAAACTGATTCCGACAGAGGATGACCAAAAGCCACGGGATCCTGTGTTTGAGAACATGGCGCTTATGAACTGCAAACCTGTCAAGGCATTTATCAATCAGGACCACCAGGCGCATATTCAAGTGCACCAGATGGCCATGCAGGACCCCAAGATAGCTGCGCTCATGGGGCAAAACCCACAGGCTCAGGCTATTCAAGCAGCTGCTATGGCCCACGTGAATGAGCACCTTGCCTTTGAGTATCGTAAACAGATCGAAGAGCAGTTGGGTACTCAGCTACCGGGCGTAGACGAGGAGATGTCGGAAGAGGTAGAGCAGCAGGTGTCTAAACTGATCGCCCTTGCAGCTAAGAAGCTACTGGATAAAAACACTGCTGAGACACAACAGCAGCAAGCGCAACAGGCAAGCCAAGACCCTCTGGTTCAGATGCAGCAGAAAGAACTAGAGCTAAAGGCGCAAGACGTGCAGATAAAAGCGCAGAAATCCCAGGCCGACATCGAGAACGACAAGGCGAGGTTGGAGCTCGATAAGATGCGCATTGAGTCTACGGAGCGGATTGCTGGGGTTCAGGTCGGAGCCAAGACATCTATGGATCACAAGAAGATTGACTCCGCTGAACGGATGGAGGGGGTACGTATTGGGGCCCAGACTGCGCAGGCAGGCAAACAGATGGAATTTCAACATAAGCAGCACGAAGACCAGACGGATTCGAAGCACCAGCAACACAACAGTACAATAGACTTACAGCACAAGCAGTTAGCGGAACAAGGAAGGCAAGCGGATTTACAACAATCGGAGGTAAAGAATGATACGGCAAACACTGGAGCTCCTGTCGAATAGGATAGAAGAAGAGCGTAGGGTAATAGTCGAGATAATGGGTGAGGGTGCGTCGAAAGACTATGCTCACTATCAGAATGCTGTCGGTAGGGCTCAAGGTCTGCTTATCGCACAGAGAATAATCGCAGACCTTGTAAAAACTACGGAGAGTGAAGATGACTGATGTAATCGAGGTTAATGCTACACCAACGCAGCTGCCGGAACCAAAGGGGTATCGTATTTTATGTGCCATACCTGATGTTGAAGAGAAGTATGAGAGCGGGATTATCAAGGCAGATACCGCCAAGAGAGTCGAGGAAAACGCAACAGTTGTGTTGTTTGTGCTTAAGATGGGTGATACCTGTTATAAGGATGACGCACGATTCGCTAGTGGTCCTTGGTGTAAAGAAGGTGATTTTGTTTTAGTTCGTGCTTATGCGGGCACGCGCTTTAAGATTCATGGACGAGAGTTCCGGATTATTAATGACGACACAGTTGAAGCCGTTGTTGATGACCCTCGGGGCTATTCCAGAGCATAAACACCCCCAACACTTAGGAGAAACATATGAATCCGGAAGTAGATGATATAGAAGTAGAGAT